AAAGTTTCTTACTTTTAATTTTTTAACATCATCCCATTTATCTGTAGCATCTGTTATAGTATTTTTTAATTTTTCATCGGAAGATAGTGTACCTGCATCAGAAGTTGCTACATCACCATCTGACCATATTGTAGCCCTTGCTTGTGTACCATCTGACATTCTAAGAAAATAATTAGTATTGTTATCTGGTGATGCTTGGTCAAAAGCAATAGATAATCCATAAGGGTCGCTACTATGAGAGTTTTGAAAGTAATTTAAATTTCCATTTCTACTTGCTAAATGTTCAATTAAACCTCCTCCTTTAAATACCATTTTAGGTGCTGAGTGTACTTCTTCTCCATTTGAAACTTTAAGATATCCACCATCACTTGCATCAATACCTATAGTCCAATCAGAATTAGCATCAAATTGAACTTTAGCGTCAGCAGTTGAACCTTGTCCTACTTTAAGGTCTTGAGAGGTAATTCTTACAGTACCATCTGATTCTATTCTCATTCTTTCATTAGAACCACTACCACCACTTCCATCAGGAGTTGTGTAAAATACCATTTCACCTGCAGTATCATTTTCTGCCATTCCAGAACCACCTGCCTGAAAGTCAATCTTACCCATAATACTTGCATAATCAGCACCATCAAATCCACCAAATGCAATCGAACCTATAACATCACCAGTAGTTATAACAGTATTACTACCAACAGTATTATTTCTTGATTTCATAAAGTTAATACCACCATGTGTTCCATTGGTGGTTGAATAACTAAATACGTCTATACAAGGTGTTGCACCATGAAGTTGTAAATGCCCACCACTTCCTTTAACACCTTCGTTGTCATCATTAATGCCATCAACTTTTGCACTATGTCCTAAAATAACAGCATCATTACCACCATCTACAAACAACATGTGGCTTTCACCATTTGACTCAACTCTAAAATCTTTGTCTGCACTAGACTCGTTGAACACAAAACTACCACCATCTATGCTAACATCACTTGTAAACGTACCAGTAGTTCCTGAAACACCTGCACTAAACGTGCCACTTGTAGCTTCCAAAGCCTGTGCAGCAGGATGTGTTGCTGTACTTGCAGGTGCGTTGTGATGTAACACATAGATATTATTTCCACTAGCACTTACAGGTGCAGCAGTAAATGTTAATGTAGTACCACTAACTGCATACGCTGTTGTAGGTTCTTGTCTTACGTTTTCTACAAAGACTGCAACTCCATTTGTTGTCGCAGCTTTAGATAATGTAAAAGCAGTTGTACTTCCATCACCACTAAATGCATCTTTGGTTACAGATGCAAAGTTTGCTGCTGGACTATTTCCTACATAAGGCATTAGGTTATCTCCATAATACTTAATGTGCCACTTAATTTATCTGCTACACTACAATCTACTGTTATTTGGTCTGTTGTTTCTAACACTACTTTATTACCTGACATCAATTCTAACGCTGAACCAACAGGAATTGGTGCATCTTTTACGATTATACTTGTTCCGTTAGCTGTGTTATTTGTTACTGCTCTGTTAGCTGTATCACTAACTAGTCTTACAGTTGCTGTAACTTGTGATGTGTGTATGTTAGATAGAACTAAACCAAGAACGATTGCAGTTACTCCACTACCTGCAGTATACACAACGTATGGTGTACCTGAAGATGCAGGTTCTGCAGCAAAGTTTACTACCTTAAATGTATTTGCCATTTATCTTTCCTTGTTTGTTTAATTATACACGAAAATTGCTTGTTTGTCAAGCATTATCCTAATGCAATAGCTAATGCTGTTGCTTCATCAGCAATAACTGTGTTTAACGCAGTTCCGTTAACAGTAATTGCATCTGCTTCAAGTGTGCCGTCTATGTCAGCATCACCACTAATATCAAGACTTGTTGCATCAACTTCACCTGCAACAGTCATTACTCCACTTGCCACAGTAATTAAATCTGTATCGCCTGTGTGTCCTATTGTTGACCCATTAATAATTACATTGTCAACTGTAAGTGTAGTAAGTGTTCCTAAAGAAGTAACATTAGCTTGTGCTGCAGTTTGTAATGTACCTGCTAACTGTGTAGCTGTTAGTCTTCCTGTGCTTGGATTATATGTTAAGTCTCCATCACTTTCTAATCCTATATTACCACCATCTACATCACCACCTGATGTAAAGATAATAGCATTATCTTCATCTGTACTTTCGTTATCACTAATAGTTACTGTTGTTGCTACTGCTGCTGTAGTTGCATTTGCTACTGTTACACCTGCAATCACAGTATTAAGTGCTGTACCATTAACTGTTATAGCATCTGCTTCTAATGTACCATCAACATCTACATTGCCTGATATATCAAGAGAAGATGCAATAAGTTGGTCAACTTGTAAATCTTCATGGCTAGAACCTAACTTTAACTCAAACTTAGGACCTGTTGTATTATAGCTAAATGTAGCATCATCACCTGAACCACCTTCGATTGTAATACCTGCACCATTAATAACTGCACTTGTACTATTGCCACTATCTAATACAATGTTGTGGTCATTTAAATTTACAGTAGTTGAGTTTACAGTAGTTGTTGTACCTGATACTGTTAAGTCACCTGTAACTGTTAGATTGTCTGCTACAGTTACTTCTGATGTACTATGTCCTAACGTAATAGCAGTTCCTGATATACCTGTGCCTATGGCTATAGACTCACTACTATTTCCTGTGTCTATCACAAGGTAATTATCAGAACCTTGTTTAATAGTAAATGCTGTAGCTGAGTTATCTGATACAGCTACATTAATATCTGTTCCATCAGCACTAATAGAGTCAAGTGCAATATCACCTACATTGGTTATATTGTTGTCACCAAAACTTACATTGTCTCCAAATGTTTTATTTGTAAGTGTAGCAGTTGAAGCTGTTGAAACTAAGTCAACGTCACCACCTGTGCTTGGTAGTGTTAGAGTATTTGATGCACTTTCTGAGTGTGGTGCAGCTTGAAGTGCTTGTGCGTGAGCATTACCTGACTCACAATAGAAGTTAATTTTAGACCTCGAACCTGAGTTCTTTAAATCAATAGTACCAGACTCAACACCTACATTACCATCTAGTAAAACTTGACCTGAACCTTTTGGTGTTAGTTTTAAACTAATATTTGTATCACCACCTGTTGCAGATATTTCAGGTGCATTACCTGTTGCAGCGTTTGTTACATCAATTTGATTAACAGCAGATGCTGTAGTTTGAAATATAATCTGTTCGTTACCATTTTCATCTGCAATAAAATGTGCATCATCAATAAGTATGTTATGCGAGTTAGTGTCTAAATTACCACCTAGTTGTGGAGTTGTATCTTCAACTATATTAGATAAAGCAACACCACCAACAGCAAGTCCTGACACAATCGTGCTTCTTGTAACTTTTTTAAGACCACCACCTGAAGTATCTACTGCTAAAAATACGTCATCATTTGCAACTGTTGATATTTCTGATAATGACCCTACTGCTACAGAGTTAAAGTTTGTTCCATCTGCTATAAGTAAGTTACCTGCAGTATTAGTTCCCATAGTGATATCATCACCTGAAACTGTTAAATCACCTGCTACTGTTACATTTTGACTTGCATCAACAGTTAGAGCAGTTGTACCACCTGTTGCCATTGTAATAACATCAGAACCTGAAAAGGTTATACTAGTGTTTGTATCTGCATCACCTGCAATGCTATCTAATTGTATGCTTCCTACATTAGTTATGTTGTTATCATTAAAAGATGTAGCACCTAAAGATATAGTTCCTGTTGCAGTTAAGTTGCTAGAACCTATATCAATATTACCAAAACCACTAGAAATAGCACCACTATCTAATGTGCTTACAGTTACAAGGTTTGGCATTGCAGTTATTTCATCATCAAAGTATGCAGCTAAATCTGTAACTGCAACTTGTTTCATTGTACCTGCATCATTAAATACAACTCTATCTGCATCAGCAACAGTAGTTGATGTAGCAGATGTATCTCCATCCATTACATTTAGTTCTGTAGCTGTGGATGTTACACCATCAAGTATATTTAATTCTGCTGCAGTAGAAGTAACTCCATCTAAGATATTTAGTTCAGCGGCAGTAGATGTTATAGCTGTGCCACCTAATGTAATAGAACCTGATACATCTAAATTACCATTAAGGTCAACAGTTGTTGCAACAAGTTGTATTTCTGTATCTGCTACTAAATCTAACTGTCCATCTGTTGATGAGTTAATATATATTGCTGTATCACGAAACTGTAACTTCTCTGTTGAAGCAACTAGAATGTCATCACTAAACTCAAAGTAGTCTTCGTCTTCCATCCATTTAAGAACACCATCTGATGTTTCACCATCGAATGTTATTGTTATATCTGTTCCTGCAGTTCCTGCACCAAAGGTTAATGTGTTACCTAATAACTTAGTTATAGGACCACCTTCGTTGGCAGTGCCATCGTGAGTATGTCCACTACTTGCTTGAAAGGCTGCTAATAATTGGTCAAATTCATCGTTAGTATGTGCTGCTGTGATTACGTCACCATCTGTATAAGACGACTGTCGTGTATACGTTGCTCCCATTTACCTTCTTGCTCCTAACTGATATTCTAATTGAAATCCTTTTAATGAGTATGGTGCTGTTGTAGCATTGTCATTTACTCTTAACGCTACAGCAAAACCTGAACCCTCTACGGANTGTCTTAATAATGGTTCTGATGAACCNCCATATGTAGGTGTTCCATAAGTTGATGTACCATATATAGCAACCACGTCTTCAGAATCTAATGGATATGCTGCAGGTCTTGAAGAGTTTCTATCTTCATAATCATATCTTACAAACATATCAGCATTAATAGCTGACTCAGGTTTGTAGTTGACTATAACCCTTTGCATATGTTTTCTTATTCCGGGGTCTCCAAAAGTTAAATCAGGACTTCTGTATCTACCTGATACTTTTGTTCCATCAAAGTCATT